ATTGATAAATTTGAAGAGGAATACGAATTGTTAGTGAATGAGATAGTTGTTAAGTATATAAAAATTAAAGAAGGTTAAATAAAAAGCATCTTAAAATGCTTTTATAAGTTTATATTTAAATCAAAAAGGACTCATTTTATGAAAAAAGTGATATTAACAATTGTACTAGCATTGGGAGTAATTTCTGCTGCTGAGGCTAAATGGCAGGGGCGTGAACCATGTTCAGGAAAGAAAGGTGGAATTAAACACTGCACAGCAGATGGAAAATTTATGTGTAACAACGGCACAATAAGTGCTTCAAAAAAAGTGTGCAAAAAATAATAGAAGGCGCAAAATGCGCCTTTTTTATCCCTAAAATTTTAACTTCTAGGAATAACACTTACATTAAATCTAACCTAGCTTTACCCCAAAAAACTAACCAAACTTAGTCTTCATCACTTTTTTTATGCAAATTTCCCATATATTCATCAGTGATATGGTCTTCGACAATCAACCATCCAAGACTTCCTTTACCATTATCAACAACGTCAATATGATGTCCACCTTGATGAACATATACTTCTTTTGTCCAAAATGACAATTTGTGTCTAAAAGAGGATTCTGCTAATGCATTTAGCGATAATTGAATATCTTTTCTTAAATTACTTAAATCTTGAGAATAATCAATATGTAGTACATTTACTAATTTCCCGAATACTAATCGTTTAATACCGTTTTCAAGATTAATGACTTTTACTTCTGAAAAGTTTGAAGATCGAGATTCCTTTTTGACTAAAGCTGTTTTTAATAATTCAATAAAAGCACTATTCATTGAAAGTTCATTTTCTTCAGCAAAATTTGTAACTTCTTGATGAAGATCAGGAGGTAGGCGTACTTGTGTTTTAATAAAGTTAGTCTGTTTTTGCATGGTTATCTCCTGACTCTTGACACTAATTATAGGTACATGTAAATTAATGTCAATGCACCTGAATTTAGGTGTAAAAAAAGCCTCGATGACTTTGGACGGCTATCGAGGCTTTATCTGATCCCTAGCAGGAGATAAGACATGAATAGTCTAACATTTAACGCAATACAATTTCATCCTGTACAACAAAGTGATGAGCAAATTTGGTTAACGGCCGCTGAACTAGCTGAGGTATTGGGCTATTCTCGTACAGATAAAATTAATCAGATATTCAAAAGAAAAGAAGATGAGTTTTCTGCTTCAATGACTCGTCTAATTGAGAATCCTCAGAATCTCAATTTGAGGTTACGAATTTTCTCACTTAGAGGTTGCCACTTAATAGCCATGTTTGCCCGAACCCCAGTCGCCAAAGAATTCCGCAAATGGGTTTTAGATATATTGGATAGGGAAGTACAGCCTAAATCCAAAACCCATAAATCTGAACGAGTATCACTGAACGATGCCATTCATTTACTGGTCGCCAAAACGACCAACCTTAACTTTTCCGATGCCTACAAAATGCTTCACCAACGCTTTGGAGTCAGTGGTATAGATGAAATACCACTCGACCAAATACCTGTAGCGGTTGAATATGTACATCACTTGATTGCACTTATGAGTAGCAAAAATTACGGTTCTACATCGGAAAGAAATGTCAAAGCGATGGCAATGTATCTGGTTTGGCTCAGTGGTTGGTGGCGAGAGTTTGGACCCGCGATAAGAGGCGTAAACCCTAACATGGCTTCTGCTATCCATGACTATTTTAACGATGGTGGATTTATCGCATGGGGCTACATTGATAAAGAACAAAGAGAAGAACTGTGTAAACGTATTGAAAACCATCCGTGGCATCTGTTACCGATGGAGCGATACAATCTTCTTAATCGGCATAATTATTAGCCCGATATAGAATGCAATAAAAATGATTTTTTCCATTCAGTCTAATGAAAAAGGTGTGTATAATTACACAATGAACAGCAAAGAAATTATCAAACGCTTGGAACAGGAAGGCTGGATCAAGGTGGGTGGTAAAGGCGACCATGAAAAATTTAAACATCCTGAAAAATCAGGTCATGTCGTTGTACCACACCCACGTAAAGACATGCCAATCGGAACTTTGCGTAACATTTATAAACAAGCTGGTTGGGAATGGAGGTAAGTATGTTGTATCCCGTATATGTCCATAAAGACCAAGACTCTGCCTATGGCTTAACTTTTCCTGATTTTGAAGGCTGCTTTAGTGCTGCTGACGACATGCAGGATATTCAGCGTATGGCGCAAGAGGCAGTAGAAGTATATTTTGATGGTGAGGATTTGCCCTTGCCAGAGCCATCTAGCCCTGAACAATGGATTGGTGATGATCGCTTTGAAGGCGGCTATTGGTTATTGGTCGATATTGATTTATCAAAAGTCAGTAGTAAGTCTGTTCGGATCAATATCAGCATGCCTGAATCACTGGTTAAGCGTATTGATGCAATGGCGAAGAAACAACATTTAAGTCGTTCAGCATTTCTAGCCAAAAGTGCTGAGATGGCACTGCATTAAGTGAAAAACTGAATAATGAAATAGGTCTTTATTGTTACTAATCTTGCTCTATTAAAGCAAAAACCCAAGATGTGGCGTCTTGGGTTTTTATTTTCCACCTTTATATGGACAGGCTAAAGGATGAAAAATTTATTTAATTAATTATAAACCCAAAAACCAAATAAAGGTAGATGGAAAAATGAGTGAACAAGGTGCGGATAGAGCTGGAAATCGACTTGCAGACGCAGCTTTTTGGGCTGCTTGGCTATTTGGTTGCGCAGCTATTATTTTTACAATTGGCTTAACCTATAAGAACATCGTTGGTTAAATCTCATCAAGTTAAGTTGGAATTTTTTATATGAAAGCTTGGCGATTCATCGCAATCTTGATAGCCATAATAATTTGTACATATTTATGGAATCGATAGCCGATACATAAAATAGATGAAAAACTGAATAATGATAAATCACTAGCTTTCATCCCAAAATTGCTCAATCAGAGATAAAAGTGATTGAGCATGGCCAACAAAAAACTGAACGCCGTTATCACAATTGGTGGCGCACTGGCAGGTAGCTTCCGTACTGTTATTGGTTCTACAACCAAAGAACTTGGCAAGATTGGTACAGAAATTAATAAGGTCAAACAAAACCAACGTCAATTGGGTGAGGCGATTCGCACCTTTGGCGGTATGGGTAAAAATGTTGATAACCTGCGCTCAAAATATTCCTTAGTAACTGCCGAACTTAAAAAATTAGAAACGCAACAATTACGTTTAAGCAATGTTGAAAAGCAGCGAATAGCCAATAACAATCGATTATCAGAAATAAAAGGACAGATCGGAGCGACCATTGCGACAGGTCTAACTTTGGCAGCACCAGTTAAAACAGCTATTGATTTTGAAACAGCAATGTTGGGTGTGGCCAAACAGTTAGATGGTGCCCGTGATAATGCGGGAAATCTGACTAAAGATTTCTTTAATATGCAAAAATAAATTTTAACTATAGCTGATAACAGTCCTGTAGCTCGAAATGAAATTGCCGAGATGGTGAGTGCTGGCCTAAGGATGGGTGTTGCCAAAGATGAAGTGATAGGCTTTACCCAAGAAGTCATAAAAATGGGTACTGCGTTTGAGTTGCCAATGGGGCAGCTTGCCGATGATATGGGTAAGATTGGTAACATGTATAAAATACCAATCACACAAATTGGAAAATTGGCAGATACCATTAACTATTTAGATGACAATAGTTTATCTAAAGGTGGTGACATTATTGACTTTATGCAACGGGTTGGTGGTACTGCGAGCATGGTCAAAATTACTGATAAAAATACTGCTGCACTTGGTTCGACTTTACTCTCATTGGGTGAGAAAGCAGAAACAGCAAGTACAGCAGTAAACGCAGTATTTTCAAAACTTGGAGCAGCCAATACAGGTAGTAAGCCATTTAAGGCGATGGTTAAGGAAATAGGTCTTTCTACTGTTGAGCTTGAAAAAGGCATGCAGACCAATGCAACAGACACCATTTTCAAAGTCATGGATGCTATTAGAAAATTACCTAAAGAAGCTTCAATGGAACGTAAATGGGTTCCACCCAAAATGAGTAAAAATGGAAAAAAACAACTTCAACCAGGACATTGGTCAGAAACCCCTGCAACCACCCAGATTGATGCTGTATCTACCTTATTTGGTATGGAACATTGGGATACTTTTTCTAAATTACTTGAAAATAGAGGGGAGCTTGAAAAGCAAATAGACATGGCCAATAGCAAAAATGCTCAAGGGTCAATGGACAAAGAATATCAAGCACGAATGAAAACCACACAAGCACAGATTGATATGTTTAAAAATCGTATCGGGCATCTTGGTGTTGAATTTGGATCTGTTTTATTGCCAGTAATCAATGATGTGTTAGGGAGTGTTGGTACGTTTGCAACTAAAATTGCCGAATGGACACAGAAAAACCCTGCATTAACTGGAACCATTGTAAAAACAGTTGCTGCGCTTGGTGTGTTAAAAATTGGATTGCTAGCAACCAAGTTTGCAATTTTTGCTATTAATTCACCCATATTGAAATTAAAAGATCACTTCATAAAGACTGGAATAAGTGGCAAAACATTTACCAATGTTCTTAAATTAATGAAAATTCCAATACCCGGTCTAGAAAAAGCATTTTTTGCATTAAAAAATAGAATTAGATCTGTTGCTGGATCAATCTTTAGATTTGTAACATCTGGAACTGTACTACAGACTGTGTTTGGCAAATTACGTGGTGTGGCTGTAGGTGCATTTAATATGCTCAAGGGTAGTGCTTTGGGTGTGATTGGTATATTTGGAAGATTTAAAAATTTCGTCTTTGGGGCTGCTCATAGCATATTTCGCTTTGCCACGTCTGGTAATGTAATCCGTACCGTTTTTAACGTCGCACTGAATGTCATCAAGGAGGTGGGGTTAGCGCTATTGCGTACACCTTGGGGCGTGGTAGCTGCGGTTGCGATTGGTGCTGCATTAGCTATCTATAAGTATTGGGATCAAATCAAGGCATTTTTTACGGGATTTTGGCAAGGCTTAAAGCAGGGTATAGAACCATTTACCACGGCTATAGGCAATCTTGTTCAATCTACACCATTGTTGGGTGCAGCATGGGATGTGGTAAGTGGTGCAATTTCTACAGTATTTGAATGGTTTAAGAATCTCCTAAAGCCAGTAAATGCAACCAAAGAGCAAATAGATAAAGCAACCTCGGCGGGCGAATCGTTCGGTAAGTTGGTAGGAGGGGCGATCAATCTCGTCTTAACACCACTAAAAGCCGTAGTTAATTTATTTGGATGGATATTTAATAACGTAGGTAAACTTGGTTCAATAGGTGATACTGTTAAAAATTTCTTTAGCGGTCTGTCCTCAGCCAAAGAATCCAACAACAATAAACCCTTACCACCTCCACCAAAATCAATTGCTGCACCACCGCCTATACGGTCTGGACAGGGTAAGACTACACCTCAACAAACCAATCATAATAGTTTCTCTTTTACTGTGAATGCAGCACCTGGACAAAGCCCGCAGCAAATTGCCCAAGAAGTGATGCGCATACAAAAACAAGCCCAAGGCGTACAACAACGTAGCCTGATGGTGGATTGGGGGTATAGTCAGTAATGGATGGTCAAATTTTTGGTACTTATCTCACCATGATGAGTCTGGGTGGGTTTAAGTTTGGCGTATATACGGCTGCATACCAACAACCCAATAGAAGTACCCAATATAAATGGGGTGAACAGGAAGTTTTTGGTGGTTGGGATAATCTTCAATATCTTGGTCCTGGACAAGACATACAAACTTTAACTGGTGTGATCTATGGCGAGTGGAATGGAGGATTTCAGCAAATTGATAAACTTCGTGCATTGGCTGCTAAAGGTGAGCCTCAACTTCTCATTTCTGGTACGGGTCGAATCATGGGCTATTGGGTAATTAGTCAGATCGATGAGGGGCAAGAGAAATTTGCCGCCTTTGGTGTGCCACGCCGTCAGGAATTTACTATTAAGCTGCGTAAATTTGGAGATTCGGCAGGGCGCTTAGGTTTAGTGGATACTCTAGTCAATGCATTAGGGAACATATAATGGCTCTATACAGAACTAAAGATGGTGATACGGTTGATTCGATTGCCTATAAGTATTATGGATCAACCAGTAATAAGTTGGTTGAAAACATATTTGAAGTCAATCATCGACTTTCAGATCATCCACCAGTTTTACCCGAAGGTCTATTAATTGAATTGCCAGAACAAAGTCAAACAACAATGACCCCAACCAAAAAGGTGAAACTATGGGATTAAAGCCATGTTTCCAAGTTGTGGCTAATGGCAGCGATATTAGCCAGACGATTTTTCAGTTATTTGAATCTATATCTATTACTGACAAAACAGGCATTGAATCAGATACCTTTGAGATTAGCCTTATTGATGATCCTGCTCAACCTATTGCTATGCCTGCTCGAGGAGCAGAGCTGCAAATCTCAATGGGCTATGATGATGTATTACAGCCAATGGGTATGTTTGTCGTAGATGAGATAGAGCTCTCAGGTCCACCAGAGAAAATGATCATTCGTGGACATGCTGCCGTTCAAACTGAGAGTAAAGGCGGCAAGACATCACTACAGTCTCAGAAAAACCGCACATGGCCTAAAGATACAACAATTAGTGCTGCTGTGATGAAAATTGCAGGTGAGCACAATTTAACGTACATGGTTAGTGGGACATTAAAGAACGTTAAGTTGCCACAATTAGCTCAATCAGATGAATCTGATTTATCTTTTTTGATGCGACTAGCCAAACGTTATGATGCAATTTGTAAACCTGCAAATGGTAAACTACTCTTTGTTAAACGTGGTGAAATTAAGCTTGATACCATTGAATTGACACGTTACCAAGTCGGACGTTGGTCAATGACAAGAAGCTCGCGTGATAGTACTGGTACGGTGATTGCGTATTGGCACGAAAAGGCCAAAGCTAAAAAGCACGAAGTAAAGTTGGGAGATGGTGAACCAGTTCGCCGTTTAAGACACCATTATCCAGATGAAAAAAGCGCACAAGCAGCAGCTCAAGCCGCATTAGATGAATCTAAAAGAAATGAGGATAAGCTTTCATTAGAGTTACCAGGTGATCCGACTTTTTCAGCAGAATCACCATTGGCATTGTCTGGTTTTAGATACGGTATTGATGGTGACTGGATCATTGATTCAGTCACTCATACGATTAATAAAAGTGTAGGGTTTTCGGCGAGTATTGAAGGGGTGAAAAACCTTAATGATGCAGAGTAA